CAATCTTTCCACACCCAGAGCGCTAACAATCTTTCCAGGCAGGCTCCTAAACCAGGCTACGGCACCGTTGATGACATTTCCGATCCATACTTGAGAACTACTGTTCAGGTTTGTCCACCAATTACTAAAGTTGTTCCACATAACAGTGAACCAGACGGCTATCCTAGAAGGAAGATTTTGGAACCAATTTACGATACCGTTGATAAGATTGCCGACCCATATCTGAGAGCTATTGTTTAGATTTATCCACCAAGTACTGAGGCTCGTCCAAAGATTTACCAGCCATAGGCCGATGCGTAGAGGCAAGCTCTGGAACCAAGACACAACGTTATTGATTACCGTCCCGACCCACAGCTCAACGCTGGCATTCAGATTTGTCCACCAGATACTAAGATCATTCCACCACTGGAGGAGAGTTAGAGCCACATTCTCGGGGAGTTGCCTGAACCAGTTCACAACATCCGTTATAAATCCTACCGTGGCATGAACGGCATTGTCAAAAGCCGCTATCAGTATTTTACCCATCATGTCACTAAACTTATAGAAGCCGATAGCCGCATCAATGGGAAATGCGATACACGCCGCGATTATCCACTCGATACCCTGCTCCACATAATACAGCCCTCTTGTAAAAGTCCATTTCAGGATATCAATAACAATCCCCGGCAACGCGATCAACGCTCGATATGTTAGACCGGGAAGACTCTCGAACCAATGAATAATAGAAGTGAATGCGCCGGCTATAGCAGATCCTATATCTGAGAAGAATCCGCCTACGGAAGAGGCCAGTCCTGAGAAGAAATTCAGGATGCTATTCCATACGCTGACCGTCTTTCCCCAGATACTATTCCATACGTCTGTGAAGAATCCACTTACAGAATTCCATATTCCTTCAAAGAATCCTGCGACCGGCCCCCATATCGCGGTAGCGAAGTTTACGATGGCGTGCCATACTCCAAGCAAGAAACTGCTGATCTGCTTCCAGTATTTGATAACGATAATCACTACGGCGGCGACCACGGCTGCAATGGCCAGGAATGCTAAAGCGAATAGTCCTATGGTGGCTATCAAGGGTAGAGCCGCTGCATCTGTCAACCACAGCGCTACTTGAAGGGTTAGTATCACGCTACGGAAGACTATTACGACGCCCTGCAACACCTTAATGCCAAGTATCAATATGCTGCATATGCTCCAGATGGCACGGAACGCCGCTCCAACCCCCAGCGCCACTACTCCCAGCGCGAACAAACTACCGGCGAAGGGAGAGATTATAGGAGCCAGCGCATTAAGCGTGTTGGCGACGCCTAGCAATATAGGGCCAAGAATATTGATGGCGACAATTAGGCTACCGCCAAAGTCCGTGGCAAGATCCCTAATGAGCGGGAGTAATGCTATAACGATAGGGCCCAAAGCCTGGAGGGCAGCTAGTAGCACTCCTCCGACTACTCTTCCTATCTGGTTAAATATCTGACCCAGAGATTGAAGAGCCTGGCTTCCCTGAGCGGTCTTAAAGAATGTAGCGACAACCCCTGTCAGGTTGGCGAGCGTGTTCAAGAATCCAGAGCCGGTTGCGTTGAAGGCGCTAAAAACCGAATTGAGAATACTGAAGACATTGACTATTATCTGACCCAGTAGACGAAAAGCATCAATGCCCGTCTGAATCCATCCCGCCAGCTGACCGCTCTGGCGAGCGTCATCTATGAAACTTGCGAATTTAGCGGCCGCATTCCCTATTACATCCGCCAGGTGGGGAAGAAATCCACTACCGACGGTCACAACGTCATCCATTACAGATAGAAAGGCATCCCACGCCGGAATCAGATTGTTTAGGGTGGTATGAATATTCGCCAGAACCTTTACCCAGTCTTTTGCGACATCCGGGAACGATAGAAATAAAGCCGTTTGATGCCCAACCAAATTTAGGTCCCCGGCTACATTCTGTAATCCCGTTCTCATAATGGGGATGTATATAGACCCCACATTACGGACGGCTGTGCCCAAGCCCTCGAACAACTGCTGCTGAACACCTAGCTGAAGATTCTTAAAAGCCGGCTTCATCGCAGTTACCTGCGTAACGAAGTCTCTGGCCGAAGGAGCAAGGCCGTCTAGCGCCTTCTGCTGAGCTTTTAGTTGAGCCGGAGTGTTCGCCGTCTTTAACGCCGCACCCATCCCTTGGAATCCAAGAATCAGAGTGCCCACTACTACTCCCGCCGCCACACCGATGGCCGGGAGAAGTAGCAGCGCTCCACTTAATTGCTCAACGGCGACCACTAACCCGCCGATTAAATGCACACCCCCGGTGAGCAAAGCGATAGCGGCCGAGACCTTAGCGATAACCTGAACAAGCGTTACCATGTCTCGACCGACAGTGATAAAGGTTCCTATTGTGAGAACCAGTCGAGCGATGTCCTTAATTGGCCTCCCGAATAATCCGAGCTTTTCTTGAACAGACTGTAGTATAGGAATGGCTTTTCCTAATAGCGCAAATCTAGAGCTTAGAGCTTCCAGTATCTTGAGGCCACCGCCGAGGAGGCTAACGGCAGAGGACAAAAGAACTATCTGCTTCAGTACATTTGGAAAGCCCTGAATGCTCTTAGGCACACCGCCTATCACGGTGCGCAAGGCACTAAGAACGCTAATTCCGCCGCGGAGCCCGAGAAGGCTACCTCCAAGATTCTTAGCGGAAAGAACAAGCGACCCCAAGATAGCGGATCCACCTGCGAAGATGGAGAAGTTTCTCCCGAAGTTTTGGGATATGCTTCCAAAGTTCCTTCCGAAGTCCGCTAGCGTACTTCCCAGCCCGTCAAAGTGCCCTCTCAAACTGTCGGCTTCTTTACCTAGAGAAGTGAAGTCCTTACTCGCCTGAGCCGTGCCTTTGTTGTCATAGTCTATGACGATCTGGCCGTGCGCTGTTCCTAGGTCATAATTAGGCGACGGACTCACCTCCTACACAGATAAGGCTGCCGGATCCTTAAATCTTCCTGCTGCCGCTTTATTCTCTGGGAACCACATGTCGAGAACCCTATTCCTAGCTCTATCCATTTCCTTTTCGTTCTTGCATCCTTCGATAGCCTTGTCTAGTTGGCTATCTACGGTAGATCCAAACAACCACACGGCTCTATCAAAGCAATACTGACGGATGCTCCCCGAGATCCTCAGCATCTCGCTCGGACGACATCTCATCGCCTGACTTGCTTTCCACGTCTCCCATAACCTCGGTCTGCTGGTCACGAAACCTAGCGAGGCCATCCATTCTTCCGATAGCGCTATTGAAGATTTCCATCCTATCCTGGAACGGAATGCTATCGGTGTAAATACTATCTGGATCCCTATCTGCCAGAGATATCTTGTCGTGCTCTTCCTTATCTCCAGTGTACGAGCTGACCACCACCGGCTGGACAACCGCTGCCGTGACGACACGATCTATAACCCAGGACAACATTCTGAAGTCATCCTTGTTGGACATCAGCTTAATAAGAGATTCGTCTTCTTGCTTCTTCTTCTGGGCTGCGGTTAGGGCCTTTGGCTTGCGATCCGAAGGCACCTTCCTACCGCCCATCACTGGCTCTATATGATCCGAGTTAACCAGCGTGGAAAGCCGGTCGATTTCAGAAAGGATGTCTAGATCGACCAGGTCGTCTACTTCCAGTCGGCGGATTAGGCACGTCTGCCCGCTCGGGGTTTTGAAATCAAATGTAAGGGGCTGTCCCCAGGTAGAGATCTGGTACGGATTGGCGGCCATTGGGATCCTTGTCCTCCTAGGCTATTTCTATCAGGGAAGGGTTAGGGCGGTAGCGCTGATGGCGGTCACGGTTTCGTTCTGCACAAAGTCGTACAGAATATCGTCGCTAAGCGGCAGGCCGGTAACCTTGAGAGTGGTTAGAAGGAACTTAGCGTCGGCGAAGTCGCCAGAGATCGCGTCCGTCGCCCTGACTCGCCAGATGATGCAGTGCAGATCGCCGCCGCTATCGCTGATGGCCTGTCCTTCCACCAGGAACCACGGGCGGTTGGTGGTCGCCGCCTTACGCATCGTTGTGATTCGGTTGGGTGTGACGCCCGTCTCGGTAACGACTCCGCCGCAGAAGGCCGCCCACGCGTCCAGACTGATACCGCCGGCGTCCAGCTCGCCGTCAACGGTGCTGCCCTGACCGTGTGTTGTGACGACCCTGTCGTCACCCCTCAATGTGTCAAAGCTCTCGGCTTCACTAAAGCTTAGTGTCTGAGCGTTCGGGAGGTCGATGACCGTGGCTCCAAGGATGGTGCCGGCAGTATCGCTATAAGGTGTGATCTTGATATCCCTAATGCCGTACGGCAGGGACACGTTCTGAGGAACTGGCACTGGATTCCTTCCTTCTAGATCTAAAGGCCGGATCCTTGAACCGGCTCGTCCTCAATAGCTCCCCCGTGATTTTATCAAACACGTGAAGAACTACTACTCCCGGCTCAGCCCCACAGAAACGGCTGTTGCACTTGACTTCGATATGATGGTCGTCAAGAACAGCGTGCTTCTTATGGGGACACCGGACGTCCATCGCTACCCTTCGTCAATCTGAAAGCGTCCGTCTACTCTCAGATAGTCCAACTGCTGAGGACTAAACTCAGACTTGCGGATGCACTTGGAGTTAGACAGATCCCACACATACTTCTTGTGATCCGCATCAGAAATCCCCAGCGTCTCCCAATCGTCCGGACCAAGAATCCGCCTCGAGGCCGGGCCGATATACTGGACCTGGGGGCCCTCCAGCTCAGGAATTGCCTCTTCCTTAACGCTCCCGTCCGCTTGGGCGACTGGCTTGCTCGTCCGACGACGAGTAGTAAGAGCCTGAGCGTCGTCTGGACCGTCTAGGGTAGCCATTATATCTCCAATCTTTACCGTCATTCTACAGTACGCCGGCCTCAAAGCTGGCATTATTCGTGATTGTTTGATAGCCCTCGTCAGTAAGATCTCCGCTAATCCCGCCGAAACAGCAAGAGGTCATTATTCCATCATTTCCGGATATCTGCGTAGCGCCCAAAAGAATAGGAACGACACGCTGTAACAGAACGGTCCTGGTTACCGAATGATCCAGCCATTGACGTCTAGGAGCATGAACCCATACGCTAAAGTTCCGCCGAGCGAGTGTTCCGCTACTATTATGAATTTCCCATGTTCCCATTCTTATAATAGCGAAGAGCCTGTCTTTCGGCGCGCTATCTAGGCTGTCATTGAAGTATATGTCTTCCTGAAGAAGAGCCGGATCTGTTCCGGCCAGAGCAGCAGTAGAGAGAAGGCCGTACAGGGCGCCTTGAATATCCCTCATTTTATCTGCCCCATTATCCCCTGTAGATGATGCCCTAGACGATCCATGGCGACTCTAACACTAGGTAGAATCACCTGATATCTTCCGCTATGAGCCACCTCTAGCCATATCCCGTAGCTCACCGCGTGCGCAAAAGCTATCTCCCACCTATTCCCCAGATGACTAGTGAGTGTATGAAGACCAGCCCTCGCAGCTCCAGTGTCATCATGCCAGGGAGCAGTAGTCTTCATGTATGTAGTTCCAAACACGGCAACTTCATCCACTGCCAGGGTTATCCCGGCGTGTAATTTCTCGTCCAGCTCGAGGAGCCTGCCCTCCATGGCTCCTAATTCAAAATCAAAACTGGTTTTGTTAGCCATCTCAACCGCCGACCGGATGCTTACCATAGGACTCAACTACATAGCGACGCTCGTGTCCGTTCTCGGGGACTATAGCCGTTATCTCCCACCACTGGCCACTCGAGTCTCGCCAATGATCTCCGATATCCCCTAGACTATCCCAGGCCCCCAACAACTGAAAGTCCGTGCGACGTTCGGTTCCGTCTCCCGTGTGCTGTTCTATACTTCCGCCAGCCGCAGACTGCATTATTAGCTTCATTACCTGAGGGCTTCTCGGGCTATCGTCTACAAATTCGACGACACCTCTGACAGCCGTCTTAACCCTAGGAATTAACACTACCGTGATCGGATCAGCGTTTATGAAGGACAGGGTAGTGGAGCGCTGTATCTTTATCTCCTCTGTCCTATCCCACAACATCAGACCCTCCTCATGGGATAGCTACGAAGAGTGCCTCGAGGGTTATCCACTGGAGTCTCGCGCAGAACTTCTGCCTGGTAATAGTTAACCATCGCCTGGGCGTGTTGCCAGGCTTGCCCCAGACTTCTACTACTACCCGCCTCGCTCACGTCCATCATGTTGGCTGTCTGGGCCATGCGAGCCCGCCACCAGGCCAGCGCGATGGCATTAATCGTAAGACCATTGTCCAGATCTTGCCCGACCCTAATCTCATCCCAACCATTAGCGGGGGCATCCGGACCGAGCATCTCCATAGCCTGAGTTACCGCTATCGCGTCTGCCATTTCTTTCCCTTCTAGGAGAACGGCCCGTGCCCCTCGGGGAAAGGCACGGGCCGCGATCCTGAATCCCCCTACGAGTAGCGCTCAGTCACAAGATCCATCAAGCGGGTTCGCAACTCGTCCTGCTTCCCCTCGGTTGACAAACCTTCTTCACTAAGGCGCTGCTTCAGTTCCGGAACCTTGGCGTTTGTAATCCACACCTCGGCCTCTTCCAAGAGCTTTACCTTTTCCTCGACCGACATCTCGTCCGGCTCCGGGCGCTCCTTAGCGGCGTAAAATTCCTGCTGACTCAACAACGCCTTGTTCTCGGCGAGCTGCCGCTCGCCCCAGGCTCCCCGCGCCCGAAGGTATTCCACGTGCTCTTCGGTCAGGGGTTTGGTGAGATCGATCTTCACGCTCATCCGAGAGCACCACCCTTGATGTACTGCGGAGGAATGACGTAACTGCCGGTGCCGACCATCAGCACTGCCGCGCCGC